GCGAGCGTCACGAGAAGAAATGGGCAAAGTTAATAAAGCGAATGAAGTAAGGGCAACCATCGATGAAACGAAAGCCAAGATGGCCGAGACATCCGGCACTTACATTCCAGTAGTGAAAGAAGAAGATCCATGGACTATCAAGCCAGCGACTATGCCGCCCACAATGGGGGAAGCTGTATCGATGGTGAAAGAGATCATTGGCGGCCAGACCGAGAAGGATATCCCTCACTGCAAGCATGGTGAGATGGTCTGGAAGACTGGCAACACTAAAGCAGGTAAGCCGTGGGGTCATTTCAAGTGCCCTTATGCAGTAACGGGTGAGTTGACAAGATGTCCATCGCCTAACGATGTAATCTGGTACGAGATTAATAAAGAAACAGGCGCATGGCAACGCCAGAAGGTGAGAGCATAATGGGACGCTTGCAGTTTATGAATCAAGATGGTGAGTGGGAGTCATTTCCAACCGAAGATGAAATTCATCGATCAAAGGAAGTCATAGCAATTCTTGAGGAGTTTACATTCACGACTCGATGTTGCTTATGCAATGAATCGATTCCCTACAAAGATATAAAGGTCAACCTGGCTAACAAGAGCTGGTCATGTTCTAAGTGCCACGCGGTCAATGGCCTCACAAAGCCGTAAATATCGAGGATTCTCGACTGAGCGTGTTGTCGCCCGTTACCTATCGGAATGGTGGCCACATGCGAATATCGGTCGAGGGGCTGGAAAAGATATAACTCATGTCCCGTTCGACATGGAAGTTAAAGCTAGATCGGCGTTCCAGCCAAAGGCATGGATCGATCAGGTCACAAAGAGAGCAAAGAAAACTGGTGATTTGCCGCTCGTAGTTAGTCGATTGAATGGCCAAGGGGAGAAGAGTCCACAGGACTACCTAGCCTTCATGAGATTAGGTGATCTGGTCGATCTATTGCTTAAGGCCGGTTACGGTGATTTTGGCGATGATCTTGCTAAACTAGAGCCTATGAGATGCAAGATGTGCGGCGTATGGTCGTTCACTGAGACATGCAGAACATGTGAGGTCGATCCAGATGCCAACTTATAAAGCATGGGGCAAGCAAGACACAAAGTGCAAGAAATGTAAAAGTCCGGCAACGAAGACATTCGAGACGGCTTACGATGACAATGTGGACGGCTGGTATTGCGTTAGATACTTCGAGAGATTATGTGCTGTCTGCATGTATTGGTCAGCATGGATCTGGCTTAACAATGGACAAGAAAAGGTTACAATCGATGCCAACCTATGAGTTCGAGTGCGATAACGAACACTGCGAGTCCAATGCAAGAATAGAAAAGTGGATGTCAATCCATGAGCCTCATGATCTGGAATGCCCATTCTGTCACAGCTCGATGAGTAAAGTTTACTCAAGTGTTGGAGTATCGTTTAAGGGCACAGGATTCTATTCAACCGACAATCGCTAACGCGACACGCCTCTGAACAGGACTTTTATCAATGAACTTGACACGCATGGTACGCTCTCTGGCTAGAGCCCATCAAGGGCTCACCGCAGGCCGTTCACGGCAAGCCTGCGGGGTAGCCATCGCTATTGGGATATCTCTATCTATAGCTACGCCCCTAGATGCACAGGCGAATGACCTAGCAATCAAACAGCTTAAAGAATTGGCTAACTATCAATTAACAGATAAGCAGTTAGCATGTCATAACGAGATTATCTATAGAGAATCAAGATGGGACTATAAAGCAGTAGGTAACCTCAATGGTAATAAGAGAGTTTATGGGCTCTATCAGATGAAGACAGAGAGCCTAAAGAAGTCAACACCGATTAAGCAGTTCTGGATGTATTGGCATTATGTAGCACACAGGTATGGGCACACTGAGTATGATGAGCCTGCATACTGTAATGCGTTACATCATCTTAAGACTAAAGGATGGCAATGAGTACCAAGCGAGGAGATCCTCGAGGGACTAGAGCTTACAAAGCCAGACGCCTTGAGATACTACAAAGGGATCAGTGGACTTGCTTCTATTGTCAGATGCCTGCAACTACAGTCGATCACGTGATTCCAATCATCCAAGGTGGAGATCCGATTGCATACGATAACCTTGTGGCATGTTGCATTAGCTGCAATAGCAAGAAGGGATCACGCTCTGAGGGCGTTTTTTTAGCACGCACGGCCACCCCCCCTGTCTTTTCTGGCAATATCTACCCGATGCAGTCCAGACCGATGCCGGACTCACCCTTTACCGCCCGACCAGTCACAGACAGTCCTGACTAGTGGCAGCTCGTAAACAGCCGCTACGAGGGGCAACCAAGGCAAGGCTTCACAGTCCACTTCTCAAGGGCAAAACACGCTCGGATGAGATCGCCAAGCTTGCAGATGATCTCGGTATGCCATTATTGCCGTGGCAGAAGTGGATGCTCGATGACATGATGCGTGTTGACGCTAAAGGCATGTACATTCGCAAGACTTCGCTCTGCCTAATCGCACGCCAGAACGGCAAATCGCACCTAGGTCGCATGCGTGTGATCTGGGGGCTGTTCTATGGAGGCGAGACTAAGCATTTGATCATGAGCTCTAACCGAGCGACTGCCCTAATGACCTTTCGTGAGATCGCTTGGATCATCGAGAACGCACCTCACCTCAAGGCTGGCACTAAGGCGATCCGCTATGCAAACGGCGGCGAACGCATTGAGCTTCTCAATGGGGCAACACTTGACCTCGTATCGGATACTCGTGACTCATCTCGTGGACGCACGGCAGATTTCTTGTGGATCGATGAAGTTCGAGAGATCAGTAAGGATGGCTACACGGCTGCGATCCCTACGACTCGCGCCAGACCTAACAGCCAGACGCTACTGACGTCGAATGCTGGAGACGCCTTCTCTGAAACGCTAAACACACTAAGAGAAAGAGCTCTATCTGCTCCTCCTAAGTCATTTGGATTTTACGAGTGGTCAGCACCGCAATACTGCAAGATTACAGATCGCAATGCCTGGGCGATGAGCAACCCTGCTCTGGGCTACACAATATCGGAGGAGTCACTTGAAGAAGCTGTTGCAACAAATAAAATTGAGGATATTAGGACTGAGCTTCTATGCCAATGGATTGATTCTCTACAGAGTCCATGGCCTCATGGCGTACTTGAGGCAACCTCCGATGCCACGCTCCAGATTCCGGTCGGCGGCTATACAGTATTTGGCTTCGATGTATCTCCTTCTCGCCGCAATGCGAGCCTCGTTGCTGGTCAGATTATGGGTGACGGAAGAATCGGTGTCGGGATTCTCCAGACGTGGGAGTCACAAGTCTCAGTAGATGACCTCAAGATCGCAGCAGAAATTAAAGGCTGGGCTGACCAATATCGTCCGAAGATGATCTGTTATGACAAGTACACGACGCAATCGATCGCTGAAAGATTGGCCAACGCTGGCCAGATAATTCAGGACGTCTCCGGTCAGCAGTTCTATCAGGCTTGCTCGGATCTTCTTGATGGTCTGGTCAATAGTCGAGTAGTCCATAACGGGCAAGAAGAATTGATTAAACAGATGAATAACTGTGCGGCTAAGACCAATGACAGTTCATGGCGCATCGTTAAACGTAAGAGCGCAGGCGATGTATCTGCGCCGATCTCTCTCGCCATGGTCGTGTCGATGCTATTAAAACCTCAACAGATCGCAGCTATTTACACCGAGTAGTGTATAATTGCCCTCTATGGGTATCCTTTCGCGCCTCACAGGTGCAACACCGAAGGCCAACGTTGAAGCGCAATACGCACCGCAGGTCTTGGGTGAGTATTCGCCTTATGCGATGCCGTTCCAATTCGCTTACGTTGGACGCACCGAAGCAATGGGAGTTCCGGCACTTGCTCGATGCCGCAACCTTCTTGCTGGCACTATTGGAACCATCCCTCTCGAACTTTACAAGAAGTCAACTGGCGAAGAATTAGGCAAGCCACTTTGGCTTGATCAGCCTTCATACTCACAGCCACGTTCTGTGACTATCGCTTACACAGTTGACTCGCTTCTATTTTACGGACAAGCATTCTGGCAAGTCGTCGAGACATACCAGGAGGATGGACGCCCATCTCGATTTGAGTGGATCGCTAACAGCCGTGTAACAGCTACCCTTGATCGTGACAATGTATTCGTAAAGTCTTACGCCATCGATGGCACAACAGTACCAATGGACGGCCTTGGCTCACTCATTACATTCCAATCACTAAGCGATGGTATTCTCAACACTGGCGTTTCTACAATTCGCGCAGCTTTGGATATTCAGAAGGCCTCAGTAGTAGCAGCAGCGACTCCAATGGCAACAGGTTACATCCGCAACTCTGGAGCAGACCTACCTCCAGCGGAAGTTCAAGGACTACTAGCTGCATGGAAGAACGCCCGTCAAAATCGTTCTACAGCTTACTTAACATCAACCCTGCAATATGAGGCAGTCGGTTTCAGCCCTAAGGACATGATGTATAACGAGGCTATTCAGAACCTTGCAACCGAGATTGCTCGCCTTTGCAACGTCCCACCTTATTACGTTTCAGCAGACCAGAACACAACAATGACTTATGCCAACGTCACAGATGAGCGCAAGCAATTCTTGACACTATCCTTGCAGCCATTTATCTCGGCCATCGAGGATCGTCTATCAATGGATGACATCACCGCTCGCGGCAATATCGTCAAGTTCGACATCGATAAGAATTATCTCCGCACTGATCCACTTGTGGAGTTGTCAATCATCCGTGAACTTCTTGATCTCCAGTTAATCACTCAAGAACAAGCCATGGAGATGACAGACCTAACACCTAACGGAAGCGAAGGCATG